GCGTCAAGGTGCGCGAAGGCTTGGGCATGCTGGAAAACTATGCCGAAGTGGACAAGGCCCTGGCCGATCTGAATGGCAACTCTGCCGCATGGCGCCTGTCTGAAGAAAGCGCGATCATCGAAGGCTTTGGTCAGAAGGTCGCTCGCTACATGGTGTACGGCAACGAAGCAACTGAACCCGAAGGCTTCACCGGCCTGGCTCCACGCTTCAACGACCAGTCGGCAGTGAACGGCGAGAACATCCTGACATCGGCTGCAACGCCTGACGGCACCGACAACACCTCGATTTGGGTGGTTGGCTGGGGCCCTGACACCTGCCACATGATCTATCCAAAGGGCTCGCAAGCCGGTTTGCAGATCACCGACAAGGGCCATGTCACCATTGAAAACGTGGACGGCTCTGGTGGTCGCATGGAAGCCTACCGCACCCACTACAAATGGGATTGCGGCATGGTGGTGCGTGACTGGCGCTATGTTGTTCGCATCAACTTCGACCTGGAAGACATCATCGCTTCCGGCGCCACCGGCCCTGTGCTGCGTGACATGCTGGCAAAGGCGATGCGCCGTATCCCAAGTCTGAACCGCTGCCGCCCAGCCATCTACATGAACCGTGATGCGCTGGACGCCTTCGACCTGCAAATGAACCGTGACCCCCTGTTGCAGTTCAAGACCCAGGAAGAAGCACAAGGCAGGTTCGTGACCCGCTTCCGTGGCGTCCCGATTCGCCGCGTTGACCAAATCCTGTCCACCGAATCCGGCATTTAAGCCAGAAGGGAAACCATCATGATTCTCGACTCTCGCAATGAATTTGCCGATAACGTGTCGGTGGCTGCTTCCGCAGGCACTGCCCTGATCGGCAACGTGATCGACCTCGATCCAGCCTATACCTCTCCGAACACCACCACCAACCTGGAAGGCTCGGACATGTACCTTGTCATCCAGACGGGTGACACGGAGATCATCACAGGCGGCAGCGCCGGAACGATTCAGTTCCATTTGGTGTCTGATTCCCTGGCGACCCTGGGCGCTGGTGTGGTTGCTGACTGCACATCGCATTACGCAACCGCTGCGCTGGTGACGGATGACTCCGCTGCCAACGACTCACGCCTGAACGCTGGCGGCCTGATCTACTGCGGCAAGTTGCCACATGGCAACTATGAGCGTTACCTGGGCATCTTGTGTACGGTGGCGACCACGACTGTGACGGCAGGCACCATCAATGCCTTCTTGACCAGCGACCCGGCGCTGTACCGCGCCTATGCTGACAACGTGGCCTGATGGGGGTTTTCATGTCTGACGAAAAACCAACATCCACCATCGTGAAACTCTTTGCCAAGGAGCGAGGGTTTGTGAATGGCCGAATGGTCGAACCAGGTCAATCCTTTGAGTTCGACACGGTTGGCGCAGACGGCAAGCCCCGCAAGACCCCGAAGTGGGCTGATACCGTCGCCAAGCCGGCGAAGGTCAAGCCCGTTGCGGGTGACTTGAAGCCGAAGGACACGCAGGCCGCAGTCAAACGCAAGGCTGAAGTGATTTCCGGCAGCGAATCGGCCTGACTTTCTCGCAGCAGCAGAGCTTTGCAGGGGCCTCGTGCCCCTGCTTTTTTAGGGGAATCGCATGGCCTCAGAAGTCAGCATTTGCAACCTGGCACTGTCACACTTGGGTGATGAGGCCACTGTTTCCAGCATTGACCCGCCTGAAGGGTCGGCGCAGGCAAGCCATTGTGCGCAGTTCTACCCGGATGCAAGGGATTCGCTGCTTGAGATGCACGACTGGAAGTTTGCAACGACCCGTGTCATGTTGTCTGAGGTCGATGTCGAATCATGGAACTGGGAGTATGCCTACGCTGTTCCAAGTGAAATGATCCGGGCCTGCTCCGTTCTGCCTGCGACTGCGGCTGATGACAGCGAATCGGCTGATTACATCATCCAGGCACAAGAGGATGGCGAGGTTGTCATCCTGAGCAACCTGGAAAGCGCGTCGCTGGTCTACGTGAAGCGCGTCACTGACCCAGCGAAGTTTTCCCCATTGTTCAATTCAACCCTGTCATGGTATCTCGCCAGCATGCTTGCCGGACCTGTGCTCAAGGGTGAAGTTGGGCAGGCTGAATCCAAGCGGTGCTTGCAGCAGATGGTGGCGTTTCTTGACCGCGCACAGACATCGAACGCCAACCAGCGCAAGGTCACAAGCACATACGTCCCTGGCTCCATTGCTGCGAGGTAAGGCATGGCAAACATCAGGACAATCCTTCGCTCATTTGGGGGCGGCGAGGTCAGCCCGGAAATGTTCGGGCGCTTTGATGATGTCAAGTATCAATCAGGGCTTGCTCTGTGCAAAAACTTCATCATCAAGCCACAAGGCCCAGCAGAGAACCGGGCCGGGTTCCAGTTTGTGCGCGAGGTCAAGACCAGCGCAAAGCGCACGCGCCTGATCCCGTTCACCTACTCGACCACTCAAACGATGGTCATTGAGCTTGGCGAGGGGTACATGAGGTTCCACACAGGCGGCGCAACGCTCATGGATGGGGCATCACCCTATGAGGTTTCGAACAGCTACGACGAGGATCACCTGTTCGACATCCATCACGTGCAATCGTCTGATGTGCTTTCGATGGTTCACACCAGTTATCCACCTCAAGAATTGAAACGGCTTGGGGCCACGAACTGGACGCTGGAAGACATTGACTTTGAGCCTGCTGTCTTGCCTCCTGGAAGTGTGACGGTAACGGGCTATCTTCCCCCATCCTCCAGCACAAACACAGACACCAAGATTGACATGGCCTATGTCGTGACGGCTGTGGCTTCGGATGAGCTTTCAGAATCGGTGGCAAGCGATGAAGTTACGGTGCAGAACAACATCTATGTGACCGGCGCCTACAACACCATTTCATGGGCCGCATCGACAGGCGCCATGCGCTACAACGTGTACAAGAACCAAGGCGGTTTGTTCGGGTACATCGGTCAAACGCAGTCCTTGTCATTGGTGGATGACAACATCGCACCAGACCTGGGCAAGACGCCACCGATCTACGACACCCCGTTTGCTCAAAGCGGCATTTCATCGGTGCCAGTGACCAGCGGCGGCAGTGGGTACGGCACGGCTTACACGGGCGGCGAAATCACGGCGGTGACTGTGACCAACTCGGGCAGTGGGTATGGGTCTGGTGTCACGCTTTCTGTGTCAGACCCAACCGGCTCAGGGGCTACGTTCACAGTCACCAGAAAGCCATTCCCTGACGCTGACGAGATCCTGAGCATCACGGTGGACACCCAGGGTAGCGGCTACACCAACCCGACATTTGTGTTCTCTGGTGGTGGTGGGTCTGGTGCGACGGTATCAGCCACGATAAACCCGGCATCGAACCTGCCAACCTTGTCCGTGTCCGACACGTCTGGATCTGGCGCTGTATTGTCTCCTGTGGTTTCTGGCGGTGTCATCACGGGTATTCGCGTGGTCAACCCTGGCCGGGATTACACGTCGCCAACGGTCACGGTGCTGTCTGCTGCCGGCGGCACTGGCGCAGTCATTGGCGCGCCTGTTTTGACGGGCGTCGAATACCCTGGCGCGGTGAGCTATTTTGAGCAGCGCCGGTGCTTTGCTGGAACCAATGTCAAGCCCCAAAACCTGTGGGGCACCATGAGTGGCACAGAGAGCAACCTGAGCTACTCACTGCCCCTCAAAGACGACGACCGCATTGCGTTCAGGGTTGCGGCGAGAGAAGCCAATCTGATCCGGCACATCGTCCCATTGTCAGAATTGATCCTGCTGACATCTGCGGCTGAATGGCAGGTGACTTCTGTCAACTCTGACGCCATCACACCGACAACGATCAGTGTCAAGCCTCAGTCCTACGTGGGGGCGTCCAATGTCCAGCCGGTGATTGCGGGTAGCGCCATTGTGTACGGTGCGGCGCGTGGCGGGCATGTCATGGAGTTTGGTTTCAACTCACAGGCCGGTGGTTATGTGGCCGGGGATCTGTGCTGGAGAACATCGCACCTGTTTGACGGGTACGACATTGTGGATATGGCCTATTCAAAAGCACCCGTGCCCATCGTGTGGTTCGTGCGCAGTGATGGGGTTTTGCTTGCGCTGACCTACATTCCAGACCAGCAAGTCGGGGCATGGCACCAGCACACCACAGATGGGTTCTTTGAGTCGTGCTGCGTCGTGGCCGAGGGTGACGAGGATGTCCTGTATGTCGTGGTGAAGCGCAACATTGGCGGCACGGACAAACGCTATGTCGAGAGGCTGGCAAGCCGGCGCGTGACTGACATCGAGGATGGATTCTTTGTTGACAGCGGTTTGACCTACTCAGGGACTGCGGCAACGACTATCACAGGGCTGTCTCACCTGAACGGCAAGACGGTTTCCATCTTGGCTGACGGGATCGAGCAAGCCCAACAGGTGGTATCAGGCGGGTCGATCACGCTGGACACAGCCGCAACCAAGGTGCATGTGGGCCTTCCCATTGTCGCTGACATGGTGACGCTCCCCATTGCCGCCCAACTGGACGGCAGCTTTGGGCAGGGCAGACAAAAGAACGTCAACAAGGCATGGATTCGGGTATTCCTGTCCAGCGTGCTCAAGGTCGGCCCGTCATTCGACAAGGTGGTGGACACCAAGCCTCAGACATTCGGCGCCCACTCATCCCCTATGGATCTGGTGAGCCAGGAAATACCCGTCATGACCAACCCATCATGGTCGGATGGTGGTCAGGTGTATCTGCGTCACACATCCCCCACTCCATTGACGGTTGTGTCCTTGGCGACTGAGGTTTCAATCGGTTCTTGATGGGTGTCGGGTGCGCGTGTGAATGGCGCACAACGGTAACTTAGACGCTGTTCAATCGCGGGGTGCCCTGTGTTCGCTATCACGCCACAATCTGCGGCCATGTCCAGCCTTGCCATGCAGGGCGCTGGCCTATTTGCCGGTGTCGTCGGCTCCTATTGGTCTGCAAAAAGCGACAAGATCATTGCTGAGGGTCAGGCACGTATTGCTGAGATCAACGCCCGCATTTCAGAGATGGGCGCACAGCAAGAGTTGATCCGTGGAAATGCCGAAGTTGGCCGGCTGACCATGCAGGCAGGGCGTGTCAAGAGCGCCCAACGTGTCGCATTGGCAGCAAATGGCGTTGATCTTGGCGTGGGTAATGCGGCTGAAATCGCAGCATCGACCGAGATCATGAAGGAGATCGACAAGAACACGATCACGGCCAATGCAGTGCGCTCGGCTTGGGGCTACAGAACCCAGGCCATGAACTACCAAAACGAAGCCATTGGCGCCCGGGCAAAAGCCGCATCTATCAGCCCAGGCACGGCGGCGTTTTCGTCACTGCTTGGTGGGGCGACTCAAGTTGCAGACAAGTGGTATGGCATGAAGAAGGCCGGCGCACTCGAAAAAGCAAACACCAGCAGCGACCCAATTGGCTCGCTTGGTGAATCGAAAGGCTGGTGGTAAGCATGCCCCGCGTTCCTACCTACGACGGGCTTCAAGCCGCCCCATCATCGCTTCCACAGCCCAGGATTCAGGCGCCTAGCCTGCCTGATGCCGGTGTGGGTATGCGCCAAGCTGGGCAAGACCTGATGCAGGCCGGCGGCGCGGCGGGGAATCTCGCCATTGAATTGCAGCGGGAGGCAAACCAAGTTCGCGTTGATGACGCACTGAACCAGGCCAAAGAGGCGCAGATGCGCCTGTCTTACGACAAGAGCGCTGGTTTCACAAACATCATGGGCAAGGATGCCTTTGAGCGCCCAAATGGAAAGCCGCTTGCGGACGAATACCGGGAAATGCTTGGAAACGAGTTCACGACCATTGTTAACAGCCTTGGAAATGATGCTCAAAAGCTGGCTTTCTCGCAGCAAGCCAAGCAGATGATCTCGTCGTTTCATTCGCAGATCACGCAGCACGAATCCACGCAATACAAGCAATACCAGCTATCCGTTGGAGAGGGTACGGTTTCAAATCGCACAAATGTGATTGCGACAAGCTATCAAAGCCCAGATGCTGTTGACGAGGCGGCTTCATCAATTCGCAGGGCCACGTACAACAACGCAAAACTTCTTGGGAAATCAGCCGTTTGGGCTGACGAGAGAGCAAACGAGCTTGTGAGCAATGCCCATAAGGGTGCGGTTTTGGCTGCGCTTGAGTCTGGTGATGCGGCAACGGCAATGGGTTATTTGGAGCGTTACTCCAAGGACATGACGCCAAGAGATGCCTACGAGGTTCGCGCCCACGTAACCAAAGAGGTCGAGGCGTCTTTGGCGTTCAATGCAGCAAGTGCGGCGGTGTCATCGGTTCGCCCCATGCTTGCCCCAACTGACTTTGACAGGCTGGTCAACATCACGATTCAGACGGAATCAGGCGGCAACCCAAATGCGGTTTCCCAGAAAGGTGCCAAGGGCTTGATGCAAGTCATGGACGGCACCAACAAAGACCCAGGCTATGGGGTCAAACCAGCCAAAGACGACAGCCCACAAGAGCGTGTGCGTGTTGGACGGGACTACCTTGCGGCCATGCTCAAAGAGTACGGCGGCGACGTTGCCAAGGCATGGGCGGCTTACAACGGTGGCCCCGGTGCGCTGAATGACGCCATAAAGAGGGCAGACGCAAGTCGCACACCTGGGGCTGACTGGCTCACGTTCATGCCAAGAGAAACCCAGGATTACGTTGCCAAGAACATGAAAGCCCTAGGGTCTGGTGGCGGGGCGCCCAAGATGCCAACGCTTGCCGATGTTCAGGATACGGTCTTGCAGTCGCTTGGCAATGCCAGCCCATCGGTGAAGAAGGCTGCACTGCAAGAGGCGGAGCGCCAGTTTGACGACCAGATCAAGGCCATGAAGCAGCGCGACGATGCGGCTGTGGCAGACGCTCAAAGGACGCTGATTGCAAGCAACGGCGACATGAACGCATTGACCCCATCGCAGCGGGCATCCATTCCACCCGGGCAGATGGATTCAGTCATGTCGTTTGCCAGCAAGCTGGCAAAGGGTGAGGCCATCGGGACAGATTGGGGCCTGTACTACCAACTGAACAACGATCCGCAACTGCTGAAAAAAAC